GATAATGCGATAGCCTGTGCTTGTTTTAATGTTTTACCTTCCTTCATTAACAAACGAATGTTTGCAGATATAGCCTTTTGTGATTTGCCTTTCTTGAGTGGCATTAAATATCTAAATCTTTTGTGAGTGCTTGGGCTAAGTGTTGCAAATAATTATGAATATTGCCATTAAAGAAATCAATCTTAATCAACATCTCTTTAATTTTTGCAGCCTCTTGTCCTTTTGTATGTTTAATTGCATCAATAACAACAGTAGATGGAATAATATTTGGAGTTCCGTTTGGTGAATTAACTGTGTAATATTGAAAATCTAAATTCTTTTCGTTAAAAAATGTTGTAAAAAAGTTGTTCATGGCGAATGTTTTATGTAATTAATAATTTACACTTAATTTTTATATTTAGCAACTATTCACTAAAAGATATTTTGCCGTCATTAAAATCTTTAACAAAAGACTTAAAATCTTTTGCTTTAGAAGCTTCTTCAATACATTTTCTCCGTTCTTTAATATTTAAATGCAAAGTTGTCATAAATTTTGCAAGATCTCTAGAGAAAAAAATGTCATTGTCAATCATATATCTACTGTATCACTTACTACTATAGCTGATCTATTAAGTATTACCCAATAGTCAGCATCAAAGTGCATTAGTTCCTCACCACCTTCTTTGACAAGATCGACTAAAGGTAACGGCACTTGGTATCCATCTATGCCCAAAATGCTACAAGCTTCACCGACTGTTTCAATGTCATACCCTGTAAGTTTTTTTGCTTTAGCAATCGTTTCATCTTCCCATTTCTGAAAGGTTTGTTTGTACCAATTTGAATCTGGAAATGCGTGTTTAAACTTTAAATTTTTTGTACTTGAACCCTTCTCCCAAGTTTTAAAGTTTGCATCTTTTTTTAATCCAAAGGCAGTAATTCTTTTTTTCTTTTCAGCAAGAGTTAATGGTTCTGCAAACTTATTGCTCTGAGTATAATTTTCAGCTATTTCAATGGCATTTTTTGTACTTTTTGATAAACTTGCTTTTGTTCCATGAAGATTTCTAGCTGCGGCATATGTTCCGTTACCATATATACCCTCGCCAGCAAAGTAATTGTCTCCAGCCTTGCCTATACCCTTGAACTGGTCATTCCAATTATCATTTGAAACTCCTCGATATAAAACAAGGTTTTCACCATCAGCACCTTTTACTAAATCTTTTCTATCTTTTAATGCTTGAACATTTTTTACCCTTGTCGGTCTTTTATTAAAACCCTGTTTCCAAAAAAGATAATCGTTGTACATAGGTGAATCTTTTGTAATCACTTTTTCTATGCTCAAACCTTGCTCTAAAGATTGAATCTTAAAATCAATAGGCCCTGTATATGGATTCTTGATGCCTCTTAAAGTTTGTATTTTTATTTCATGTTCTCTAAATTTTTTAAGGTCAGCCAACAACTCTTTCTCAGTAAGCTTTTTAAGTGGCTTTGATTTAACAAAATCAGATGCTTTAGCCGTTCCTACAACAGCTTTAAGCTTTGGCTTTGGCTTTGGTTTGATATTTGTAGGCTTTCCATAAATCCTTTGTAAATCTTTTAAACTTCTCTCACTGTCATCATCACGTACAAATTTCTTTATTGCCTTCTGTCCTGATCCTTCTTTCTTTGCCAATCTCTTAAAATATTGGACTTTCTTTGCATTACCTAAAGTTTTAACCTGTAGCTTTTTATCTTGTTGTAAAAGCCAATCACCATATTTAGTATTCTGTGGAACTCTACCTGTTGCACTTGGTCTAGTGACAACTTTTCCTATTGGTGGCTTTTCCAAACTTGGATATTTCTTCTGCAATCCATCAAAGTCAACAACAGGAACAGTAGTAGAACGACAGTTAAAATGCTGTGGTGGTGTTGGGCCTTTGTTATATGCAAACTGTTTACCATCAAGATCTCTGCAAACTGCACTGGTTCTACTGTCTAAGGTTGCAACATATTCATATTTAGGGGCAACTTTACTATTTGCTGCATAAACAGCCTGTGAAGCCTGATTCTGTACTTGGTTTACAGATGTTCTTACAATTGTTCTAATTTGATGATTAGCAAGTTTAGTTCTTTCACCACCAGCAAGAGCTAATTGTCTTGAGGTTTTAGCTTTTTGACCAAATTCTAAATTTCCAATCATTCGTCTTGCTATCTCTTGTGTTGATTCTCCGCTAAAAACACCCTGCCTTATATTTCTTGCAAGCAACTCATGTTGCTTTGTTGCTATACCACGAAAGGCTTTTTCTACTGTGTCTCCATTTGGTAAGGTTTGCATTGCTCCCTGTCTTGCCGTTAATTCAAACTTTCCAGAACCAAACCTTTTAAAATCATCTTCTGTAAATTCTTTACTGGTAAATATATTGACTTGTGTTGGATCTGTTTTTACAAAAGATTCTGCATATTTTCTACTAACAGCAACAGAATTTATTGGGACATTACCAGACTTTACAACTTTTTTTAACTCATTTTCTATAAATCCAGCCTGTACTTCTGCCAATCCTTCAATCTCTTTTATCATCTGTTTTGTTGTAGTCCTTGACCAAGTATCCAAACTAATCTTTGACTGTTGAATTATTGCCCTTAATCTTTTCCTTGTCTGTGGTGCGATTACAACCCCTGCCCCAGCTTCGGCTTGTCTTATATTTATCTGTTTAAGTTTTTTAGTCGCTTCAAGAATTACATCATTATATGTTCTCTGAAACTCTGTTGATACAGCATTACTATATCTGTTTAAATCAATAGTCTCTCGAAAAAATGCTTCTGGTGTACTCATTCATCAAGCCGCCTCTTCTGTATCTTCGTCATCATCATCTGTAGCTGGTTCTTCTGGTGGTTCCATTTCTACCAACCCTCCGCTTTGCGTACTTTCCATTTCTTCCTCAATATCAAAGTCATCACCAAGAATCTCACCAGCAGATAATTGGTTTAGAAGTGTTTCCTGTGAGATAGTGCCAGCAGTAAACAATGTTAATAGACTTGTTATCTCCTGTGGCTCAAGCCTTGTAGAAACAAAGTCTCTATTTACAAAGCTGCTACCAGCGTTAGGTTCATTTAGATATTCGCTATGAAACCTGAGGCAGTTATCAATCAGGTCTTGCATCTGTTGAGCAATAACCATCATAGTACTGTCATTCTGTGAACGGTCTATCCGCTTGGCCTCTGCTGACTCTCCTACCAATTTTTGACCAAGCACCGCGGCCAAAGATAAAGTGTTTATTTGTTCCTTAAGATCACCAAGCCTTTGAAACTGGCTGTCATAGCTATCTCCTGAGGGGCTTACATATTCAAGTCTTGATTCTGGTGGTAAAGCTAAAGCTTCACTTGGGCCAGTTGTTATTTCATCTGCGTTTGGATAACCAAAGACTGCAAGTAAAGGTACAGAACTTATGTGTAAAATATTATCCAAGTCTGATTGAATCTGGTAATGCTTAAGATTTAACTCTGCTATGTCATACAAGGGGCTACGTGACTCATAAAAACCTACCCTATTGGAATATGCCACAGCAAAAGGAATCTTATCCTTAAGGCTCATTTCACCTTCATCAAATAATTTATATTCACTGTTCTTTTTATCTTTTCTATGAATTTCATAACGACCACGTTCTAAAACTCTGATCTGCTTTACTTGCTTTTCCCCATACTTTCCATCTGGTTCTACAACATTTTCTAACAACCTTAACTGAGTGAGTTGCCTTGCACCATTTATAACCTCACTTCTCCACCCCAGAATATTTCGTGGTGAATATGTCACCCAATATGGCCTAGTTTTATCTCCTTCTTTTGGTGCATCTACCAATACCCCGACATGACCAAATGATATTGCTGTTCTCGCTGTTTCATATAACCAGACATTGAGATCATTACCCTCAAGGTCAACATCAAATAATTGTTCTCTCACTAAGTCAGATACATCATCAAGCCTTACTGGTTTTCTTGTGAGCATACCTGATAACATTTTTTCGATTCGTTGCAGATAGGGAACTACTGTCGACCTGCTGAGTCTGACATCATAGCTATCGTCCGTCTCTCGACTTTCTTGCGGAAGATATTTTCTATGTTCACTTCTAATCTTATATGTGCCTTCTTTTAAGTCTGTAATCAAATCCCAAAACTGTGCCATGCGTTGATAT